ATGGTAAAGACAGCGGAAATGGAAAAAGTGGATGGATTTGTTCCCGGAAAAGTCGAAAGCCTGTATGACTTGTTGGTTGGTGGTAATTTAGACCGTGGAGAAATGTTTATTACGACCAGCGCCTTTGGTCGCGAGTTCCTTTTGGATCGTTTTCGGCAGGTATTGGACGGCGTTAAACTATTGGAGAAGAGGGACTCGGACCTCTATGATGCGTATGACTTTGAGATATGCAGGCTCGTCTTGAGCTGGCTTATTGAGGTTTGGTAACCAGAAAAAGTCGCAACTGTAAACAGGTTGCGACTTTTTCGTTGAGCGTTATTCTTTTTCCGCGAATCTGATACCCTTAATGTTTTGGGAAATGGGCGATACGAGTACAGCGCGATACCGTTTTATTATCGATGGCAGCTCTGATAGAGGGATGTCTATGCGCTGTTTGTGTACCTCAACCTCTGTATTATGCGTATTGCTTTCTATTTCGTCAAAATTATGCCCGTACTTTTCTTTTTCGATGAGAAGCAGATCGAGAGTAAGGTGTGTAGGGTGCTTTCCAAGGTCGTCCGGCCCACCGAAATCAAAACCAAACAGAAACCATTCTTCAGGGTTGTACCCTTTTGTTTTTAGCAGGGAGAGAGCTTTCATTTGCAAATCAACGGAGGTTACCCCTCTGTAGTCTGAGTAATTGGTCGCGGCTTGTTGTTCCGCGATCGTCAAGTTGAACTTTTTTTTCATTGTCTTTTATTTTTTTGTAGTCGTTATCGGATAGTATTGAGGCGGACGGAGGCTTTGACGATGGCGAGCGCCGTAATGCTAGAGGTAGGGATGTCCTTGGGGCTGTGGTGCTGGTTGTGACTGACGAGACGGACATAGTCCTTGCCTTCGTCGGAGCGCTGCAGGTATTTAACCGTTATATACTCCTCGTCGTCAACGGCAATTGAGAGCAGGTACATTTCACCCCAAAAAATATCGGCCATATTGGTGACCTCTTTATATAATACAATGTCACCACTTTTTAATATGGGATACATCGAATCGCCAACTACGTGTATCGCTCCGTCGCATTTGGGCAGGTTGGGTATTCTAATCGTGTCTATAATGTTTTGGCTTTTATTGTCCATAATGGCGCGCAGCCCCGCCGTTGCCTCTATATCATATAGGTATACCACCTGCTGATCTCTGATCGCCTCTGTGTATTTGGGTGTGTGTATAACGCTTACACCATATTTGGCGGCCGAATCGGCCACTTTTGCGGCATCACCTTTTAGCATATTTCCCTCCCCCGTTAGTAGCCAGCTCGCGGATACTTGAGGGTATGCAGCGAGAAATCTCATCAGATTGTCTTCGCTGATCCCATTGTTTTGGGATAGAATTCCGCGTGCGATGCCCGTTTCTCGGTAAAAACGATACTCTGACACCCCCATTTCGCGGAGAAAAAGCGATATATTTCGCTTTATATGCGATTTTTCTTGAATGTTTTCTTGCATAGTTGAGAAATCTCGTGTAAGTTTGCATCGTATTAACAAACTAATTCGCGCTAAAGATATGAATTTGAAAGAGAGTCGCGGACGCATCGCGATAAAAAAAGATGGTAACGAGGGGGCTTATCTCGCTAAGTTGTTTGGAGTTACCCGTGTGATGGTATGGAAAGCCCTCGCTTTTGAAAGCGACACCGACCTTGCAAAAAAAATACGCAAAGCCGCACTGGAGCGTGGGGGGCAGCATGTGATCGAGCTGCCAATTTTTGAGACCATTCATGATGCCGATGGGTATATGAGACAGCGGTTCCCTAACGGGGTTGAGCTCGTCGCTCATAAGGCGACTGGAACGGTGACGGTGTTTGTACTTGGCGAACTCGATGAAACGTATGAGGACGTGAGCCTATCTGGGCTGGAGCGGATCCAGCAATTATGTGCAACTGTGAAGTAATAGGAATCGGATATGGCCAATTTCGATTATCAAGAAAAAGGCATTTTCGGTATGCCGTGTAATTTGAAAGTGAAGCGCGAGGATACTTACGACGCGTTCGTTGAAAAGTTTGAGCGCAAAAAAACGACAGATGACTGCTATACGCCCGAGTGCGTGTATGAGGCAGTGCTGGAGTGGCTGTGCGAGAACGGTGTCGATGTGGATGCACGCGAGATCGTTCGCCCCTTCTACCCCGACAAAGATTATAAGGTGGAAGCGTATCCAGAGGGTTGCATCGTCGTCGATAACCCACCTTTCTCTATTATCACAGAGATCTGCAGGTGGTACCTCGAGAGAGGTATAATGTTCTTTCTCTTTGCTCCTCATCTTACGCTGTTTTCCGGCGGGCTGGACATTACTCACGTCGTATCCGGCTCGGATATTACATATCACAATGGGGCAAAGATTAAGACCTCATTTCTGAGTAACTTGTTCGGGGGGTTACGGATTCTTTCCGCACCCTCTTTATATAGGCGAATCAAAGAGGCGCAAGAAAGAAGCGCACCCTCGTTGCCCCGCTACAGATATCCTGACAACGTGGTTATGGTGTCGGACGTCGGGCAATATGCACAACGCGGCATACCGTTCCAGCTGCACAAGGACGAGACGCAGTTTGTGAGGGGGTTGGACGCCCAGCGAGCGATGAGGAAAGCGATGTTTGGCGGCGGCTTCCTCTGTAGCGACAAAGCCGCAGCCGACAAAGCCGCAGCCGACAAAGCCGCAGCCGACAAAGCCGCAAAAAAAGAGGTTATTGAGTGGAAGCTGTCGGAAAGGGAAAAGGAGATAATCAAGGGGCTGGGATAGCGCCTGGCCACCCCGTGTAGCTTAAATGGTAGAGCGCGGCACCGTGCGCGAAGGGTGCGGGTTCGAATCCCGCCGCGGGGACAAAAAAAATAACGATATGGAACTCTATAATAATCTACTTTGCCTGACAATTGATGAGGTGATACCGTCAATTTTTCGTCGTGACAACTTCTATTATCACGTGAAAAAAGGCAATGTCAGGATGGCGCGCGAGGCTCGCGGTTTGGGGCATTATGCTCTAATTGATTACGACAGCTTGCCGGCGCGCTTTAAGGCGAAGTATATAGAGGTATATGGCGCAGATGCGCATGAGATTATGGCTAAAGAGACCAAAAGCGCGTTTGTGCTTGATGGAAAGGCGCGTGAGTTTTATACGGAATACCTTCTCGAAAACGGGGAGCACCTGCCGGAGGGACGCATTGAGGAATATGTTATAAACGCAAGCGTGATGCAGCACGTGATTGCCCGCGTGGCGGAAATGCGCCGACTTCGCAAGGTCTCGCACAACGTGCGGACAGCGGAGAACGACGTCTGGACGTGTTTTGCAGGGGAATATGAGGCACTGCGTACTGAATACGGGCATACACTCCCCCCAACAATCAAATCGCTCAGGAACAAGCTCGCACAGTATAAGAAGGACGGTTATGCCGCCCTCGTGGACAAAAAACTGGGCAATAGCAATACGGTAAAGATCACCGAGGCCGGTGGTCGCTGCTTGATCGCGCTGCGGCGCAGCCTGACGCCCGTCTATACGATGCAAGAAATACTCGATGAGTACAACCTGCGAGCGGGGGAAAAGGGGTGGAAGACCCTCAAATCTGTTACTGCCGTGGCGGCCTATTTGGATCGCCCTGACGTCGCGCCACTGTGGTATAGCGCGGTGTACGGGGAACTCAAGGCAAAGCAACGTTTCGGGCGTAAGATGTCCACCTCGATGCCTACAAGGCGCGACTCGCTGTGGTATGGTGACGGAACCAAGCTGAATCTCTACTACAAAGCGTACGGCAAAAAAGGCTGGGAATTGCGCACGACGCAGGTGTATGAGGTGATGGACGCGTTTAGCGAGGTGCTGCTGGGGTATCATATCTCGGACTCGGAGAACTACGAGGCACAATACAACGCCTTCCGTATGGCGGTCGAGCGTGCCGGGCAGAAGCCTTACGAAATCGTCACGGATAATCAGGGCGGGCATAAGAAGTTGGGCGCTCAGGGCTTTTTTCAGCGCATCTGCCATGTGTATCGCACCACACAGCCGCACAATCCCCAAAGCAAGACCATCGAACAAGTGTTCGGTCGCTTTCAGCGCGAGGTGTTGGGCAAGCTGTACGGCTTTACCGGATCGAATATCACCGCCAAATCGGGCGGACAAATCAATCTCGAATTTATCCAAGCCAACGTCGATAAGCTGCCCGAGCTGAGCGAGCTGGGGAGTATCTATAGGGAGGCGAGAGAGCGGTGGAATATGTCCGCGCATCCTGTGTATAAGGGTACCAGATTGGGCGAATATGCCGCATCAACGAATGAGGCCTGCGAGCCGCTGACTGACGCCCTTCGGGTGTCGATGTTTTGGCAGACTAACGAGCGCCAAAATACCTATACCGACAGCGGCCTCCTACTAACACTCGGGGACAAGGAGTACAGATACGAGGTACAGACTCAAACAGGGATGCCTGATCTTGCCTTTTACAGAAAACACACATTTGCCAAATTTTTCGTGAAATATGATCCTCTTGATCTGACTCGCATCAAGCTCTATCGCGAAACGAGTACCGGGGAGCTTGCATACGTCGCCGATGCACTGCCATACGTACAGGTGTCAAGGGCAATACAGGATCAAAAAGAGAAAAAGGGAGAGCGTCAGCGTATCGACGCGATACTGCTCGCACAGGCGGAGGAGCGTGTGCGGCGTGAGACAATCGCCGCTGAGATTGAGTTCGAGCACGGCACTGCGCCCGAGCAGCACGGCTTCAACCGCCCGAAAACCCAGGGAATATCATCCGATATGTGGGAGAGGTTGGCAGATGGCTTGAATGGTGTTCGAACGTCAAAGAAAGTGCGTTCGATCGGGCGGTCTCAGAAGGACATATCGAATATAACAGCCGATCAATTAACGGATGCCGACGTGGCTAAGCGCGTGGCGTCAAAACTATAGTGCAATTATGAAGTACACAGAAGATAGAAAACAGGAGATAACCGTGCTATTGGACGCGTGGGTAAAGCGTTACCCAAGCCGTAACAAGGCTGCCGTGGCAATGGGGATTGCAGCTGCGACGTTATCAGCGATACTCAACAACGATTGGGAAAAGATAAGCGCGGCAATGTGGGCAAAGGTGGAGTCGGCGATCGCCGCTCCAACAAAAGCCCAGAGTTGGGCTATCGCAGAGACGATGGCCTATCGCGAGATCATTCATGTGATGGATGACGCTCGCGAAAACAGCGCTATGACCTGGGTGGTTGGAGAAGCCGGATGCGGTAAGACAACGACCGCAAAAGAATATGCCGCCACGCACCGCAATGTCTTTTATGTCCTGTGCGCGGAGGATACGAAGAGGGGAGACTTTATGCGTGATATTGCCCGTTCGATGGGCATCCGTGTGGACGGTGCCGTCCGCCAAATGTTGGAGCAGATATTGGAAGCCCTCGTGCGCCTTGATGGCCCTCTTCTTGTTTTTGACGAGGCCGATAAATTGACCGACTCGGTGATGCAATACTTCATTACTATTTATAATAGAACGGAGGGGGATGTCGGCATCGTCTTTTTGTCCACTCGTCACATAAAAAGCAGGATGGCCAGAGGCCTGCAGTTTAATCGCAGGGGCTACCATGAGCTTAACAGCCGGATCGGGCGCAAGTTTTACGACCTGGAGCCAGCAAATGCGACAGACGTGTACAATATATGTGTCGCAAACGGTATCACCGATGAGGAGGCGATACGCGATGTGATAAGAGAGGCCGATGCGGTACAGTACGACATGCGTAGGGTGCGCAAAGTGGCGCGCATCAAGGCTAAAGCGTAATGGCAACGGGCTACAAAAGGGCATACACCCCCGCGGAGGTCATCGCGAAGCGGATGCCGGTGCTGGATGTGGAAGCTCACGACGAGGCTCTGCACGATCTGCTTGGACGACCCCTTCGTGCGGGAGTGTGGTTTGCGTGGGGAAATTCCGGCAACGGGAAAACTGAATTTATCATGCGCCTGTTGCGCTTGTTTGCAGCAGAGGAAAAGACCCTCTACCTCAGCCTTGAAGAGGGTCTCGGTAATATACACCTCAAGGAGGCACTACAACGCAACGGTTTGTCCACGTCGAAAAAACTACTGATCGCCTTTGACTCGATCGAGGAGCTGACTGCCAGATTGCGAAAGGATAGGAGTCCTCGCGTGATCTTAATTGATACCGTGCAATACTGGGGCATCACTTACGACGAGTACAGGGCACTTGTAAATGAGTTTAAGACACGCCTCTTTGTGTTTATGTCGCATGTGGACGCGGGTGGACGCGTGCCGGATGGATCGACCGCACAGCGCATCAAGCGCGACAGCGACATGAGGCTGTGGGTGGAAGGCTTCAAGGCGTTCAATCGTGGCAGGACGTGGGGCAGAACTAATGAATATGTAATATGGTCTCAGGGGGCTGAGGCTTACTGGGGCAAAAAGAATGGAGGAGAAAAAGATGAACAAGGAACAGAAAATACTATGGCTCAAGAAGATGCACACGATGGCATGGATGCAGACGTGGAATGATGCATTTGACGAGCTGTCCAGTATGCAGACTGTTTTCTGCGTCTGTGGTAAGGTCGCAAGTGGCTGGCACGAGAGAAACTGTAAAAAGTTTAGAGAAAAGGTCGATGGTGAGGTCGTAAAGCGGCTGGAGAACTTGATAACAAAGGAGGAACGAGATGCCATTTAGATGTAAAAACCCTTCAGAGCCTTGGAACTCTGGCCCTAACGTAGGCAACCCGCTCGCCCCTTGGAATAATCCGATGAAGAGAAATAACCCGTCCGCATGCTGGAATAACCCGGCGGGATGGGTCTATATAGGGAAGAATGTAACAGATATAAATAAAAAGATGAGTAGTAAAGAGAATATCCCGCCTGTACTGTATTTCGCACGAGTGAATATGATATGCGCAAAAAACAAACTCGAAGAAATGCTACAGCAGTACTGCGCGGAATTAGACAACTGCATCGTTCCTGATCACGCGCTTCAGCGCGTTGAAGACGGGGCAAAAGTTATTATCTCTGGGTACGCAGGACGGGCGGCACGGCCTGCGATAAGATGGGATAAAATCGGATCGAGGTTTGAGCACCGCAGATTGTCTGTTTGCGACAGTTACTATATATCATTTACTCGTGTGAAAAGGATGATATGAGCAGGAAGAAGATCGACAATTACGCGGCGTTTTACGCACTGTTGAAGAAAATGCCAGGTGCTGACAAGGAGCAGCTCGTCGAAACCTTTACGCTTGGTAGGACATCGTCTCTGAGGGAGATGAACCCCGGCGAGTATAAGGCTATGATAGCAGCGATGCAGACGGCTGCGGGACAAGGGCCGGAGGCTAAAAGAAAAGCCCGATCGGCTGCCCTCCATCAGCTGCAATTGGTCGGGGTGGAGACGTCGGATTGGGACGCGGTCAACCGCTATGTGTCACAACGGAGGATTGCTGGAAAAGTGTTTGCGGCCTTGTCCGTGCAGGAACTGCAGGCTCTCACACGAAAACTGCGTGCCATCAGGCAGAAACGGGAGATTGACGCTCAGGTACAGGTAATGTCTAAATACAAGGCAGTGGGAAGCTGCTGATAGAATCATAAATAAGATGAAAAAAGGAAATTTAGCCAGGGCACGGATCATTCATGATTGTGTCGATAGGTTGCAAAGATTACGGGCAAATCTGTCCGACGGGTCAGTAATAATAGTTTAGTTTCGAATTTCACTTGAGAGTGTCTGAGGCTATAGAAAAAATAATCGGAGAGGAATTAAAACTTCTTGATGAGGAAATAGAAACATTGTAATAAACACAAAAACGAATCATTATGGCAACAAGAAAGAAAAAGACAATTGTACAGGGCGTTACACGAGAGGAGTGTGAGCAGGCGTTTAGCGACTTCGCGGTCGCAGATGCGAAGCATCGTAAGATCAGCGCTCAGATGGATGAGAAGATCGCAAAAATTCGAGAAAAATATCAGTCCGAGCTGGCAGAACTCAAAGATGAAAAAGATGCTGCCTTTGACGTGATGCAAGCGTGGGCGATTGAGAATCGTGATGAGTACTTCTCCAAGAAAAAGAGCATCGAAAGTGCTCACGGCGTTATGGGTTTCCGACTTGGAACCCCTAAGCTAAAGACGCTCAAAGGCTTTACGTGGGGAGCCGTTACAAAATTGCTGGAGGAGTTTATGCCGCAATTTGTCCGTACGACGACCGAGCCTGCTAAAGACCTTCTGCTTGCTTCGCGTGAGGACGAAGCAATTGCGGCAAATTTTTCACGTGTTGGTATCATGGTCGCACAGGACGAGACCTTTTTTGTAGAGTGTAAAGTTGAGGAGGTCGCGGTATGAGCTGGTTTGAAGTTAAGGTGTCGTACTCCGGTGTTGACGATCGCGAGGTGCACAAAACGTTGAAAGAGGTTTATTTAGTTGATGCTGTGTCCTGCACGGACGCGGAAGCGAGGATGATGCAGGAGTTGGACGGTGCGAAAGAGCTGTCGGTTCTCAGCGTAAAGGCCAGCAAGGTCGACGTGCTGAACCCCTCCATCGAGGGGGTTATCTATAGGGCTAAGGTGGTGACCGTGGCGCTTGATGAGCGGACTGGAGAGGAAAAGCATAAGACCGCCGTACATGTTTTGCCGGCTCTGTGCATATCCGAAGCGCTGGTTCGCTTCAATGCGCTCGACTATGCGGATGACGTGGTATCTGTTGAGAGGACAAACATCAAAGGCATCATCCAATGATCATAGCCATAGACTTTGATGGGACACTGTTTCAGGATACGTACCCCCCCGTGGGGGAGGTAATGCCCGGTGCTGTGTCCGCTATGCAGACATTGCGGCAGCGAGGTCATTATCTGATCATCTGGACATGCCGATATGGGGAGTATTTGACTGATGCCGTCAACGCGCTTCTCGAGCATGGTATACCCTTCGATCGCATCAACGATCACAACCCGGAAAACATCCGACAATATGGAGGTGAGGCCGGTAAAAAGGTGTATGCACACCTCTATATCGACGACAAAAATCTCGGAGGCTTTCCCGGATGGGAGGTTGCGCTGAAAGAGATCAGCCGGGTAGAGGAAGAGTATGAAAGTCTGCATAAAGGCTTGCGGACTCCTGTGGAATAGGCGACCAATTTAGTAAGACGACAAAACCCCGGTGGGTATTCCCGCCGGGGTTTTGTTTTATAGGGGTCTTAGGAGATCGCTTTGCCCCGGAGGCAAATCCTTAAACTACTTTACCGTCATTTTGCGCGTAATCCTCGACAAACTGCTCATAAGAGTATATACCCTCAGCGTTGTGTTTTTTGATAATGTGATCCACGTAAGGCTCTTTTACATACTTGTGTATACTGCCACGGATACCATCGGGCTTAGACTTCCACTCCACATCGTTCAGCTTGCAGGTTTCCACTATCTTTTTGTAGATAGCCCATTTTTTTAGCCCTGCATCCGAAGAGTGCTGCAGTAGCTCCTCAAGCATCTTAGTGGATTTTGCAACATTGTTTGTCGCAAGCCAAATTTTAACATACAGGGCAATAGAGAAACCCGCACAAACGAGAGAAAGAAAGATTATTAAATCACTCATAATTATATGTTTATTTGATTTGTTGCGTAAAACTAACTATTTTTGTGTTATGTCGAGCCTATTCCCTGATATGGATGTAGCACAGCGGCCCGCGGGCCTGCGCAGACGCGCTCAAACACCCGCGCCCGAAGTCGGTACGGTCAATAGTCGTGCCGAACGTCTTGCGCGCAGGAATAAGTTGCTGGCCGCCCGATTCTATTACTGGAGCGAGGTACAGCGTCGCCGTTTCGACGATGTGCTCTCCATCCTGTCGAACTGCGAGTTTTTTGTCGAGTATCGTACGATCTCCAACGCCCTCGTTGAATACTCCGACTACTTAGACGGGCTGATTAAAAACAAGCCGTCCGTCACCAGCTTAGAGCGCGAGTACCCCGGCTTCCGCTGGCGTTAGACGGTATCCAAATAGCTCGTCTCGTATATAGCCTCGTACACCTTTAGCCCTTGCGCGTGACGCACAGGGGACACGCTCACCCGCCGCATCGGCATAAACATCCGCTCATTATCCCACCACTGTAGCGTTTCGTGTACTTGTTGCAGGACGTCGAGCCGCCTCAATGCTTTGTCGCGTACGGCTGCGGGCACATGGATGTTGGTCGGCGCAATGTCATCGAAAGCTAACGTAAGCCGGAAACGCACCGACACGCGCTGATCCGTAGAGGAGAGCTGCTCGCATGAGGGGTATGCCATTTCTACGAGGCAGCACGGGAATGATACCGGTGGTCGCTCTGCCGCCTGCAGCTGACCCTCGTCCGCATCTATCCACCGCAGCGCGTCTACTTGTTTGAGACGGTCGCAAACCGCCATAAAGATTTGTTTTTCCATCGTTTATTTGCTGTTTAGGATTGCTTGTGTGTAGCCCTCGAGCCGCTCGTGTATCTCGTCGTTAAGCGACTGAGAGTCTCCCATAAACTGCCGTTTCGGCACCGTGATAGGCCTGCGTGATAGTGCCAGGCTGCGCCACTTCTCGTCCTTAGTATCGTGGAACTTAGCCCAGAAGAACCGGCGCATTTTGGGCGTAATCTCCATCATCCCCCCCTCATTGTGTATCTGTGCGTAGGGCACTTGGTCGTTGCCGGCCGAGATCACCACGCGCTCGCGAGAGACGTATGCCGGGCGGATGGAGTTGACGAGTGCCCCTTTGTCGATAAGGAGGGAGCCCGTGTGTTTGGGCATTCGCGACGGTGCCCAGGGGTTGCCGTCAAACGCCTTCTCGGTGAACGTCTGCTTGAAATGCGAGGTCGCCGTCTCTGCGACGATATGCGCCGCGTCTTCGATAATCTCATCCGCCAGCGATGCGAGGTATTCGTTGAGCTCGTGTATTGTCATTGCGTTCTTTTTTTTGCTATATTTGCACTGAAGCCATATTCTTGCGGTTAATCATATAGCCAAACCCTCGTGGGTGATGGGAGGCTAAATAGACTGTACCAGCGTAAGAATACGGTTAGCCCAAAGTGGAGACCGGAAACAAGCTATCCAACCGTATGAGGCGGAGCCGTTACGTGTAACGGCATCAACAATTAGGACGGCGGACGTCATGACCGGGAGACGCGCAGCATAAAGAGGGGTAATCTCGTAAGGGGTTACCCCTTCTTTATTAGCAGTCCGCGACGATACCTCCAGCGCGGGTCTATTGCCCGGCTTGCCTTCGTACCCTCCTTAGTCCTGGCCGACGCGTGTATCTCAAACCAAGTTCTTATGCGATAGACATTGCTCTCCGCGACCTCGCAAATAACAACGACGCATTTATCGTTGTAAAACTTGATCATATTCAGATTGTCAAATTCTCCAACGAAATCGTTTATCCACACCTCGTCGGGGTTTTTGAGCACATCAGGAATGCACTCCAGCAGGGGTACACGCGTCTTGGTGTATTTCTTCGTCGTGTGACGGTTAAATACTTCCTCCGTCATGGCGACCTTGCGGCCGTTGTAGTCCTCTATCAGCTTGTGGGAGTCGTGCCAATCACCCGCCGCGCCTTCGTATTTCGGCGCAGGCGTGTTGGCCGCCTCCATCTTTTTGCCGAAACTGTCCAGCCCGTAATCGTTATAATAGAGCTTGCCCAGATACTTGGCCGCCTTGCCCGGAAACTTGCGGATGTACATTTGATTAGCCCCGAATACCTCTGCCGATTCCGCTCGATTAACGCCCCACCCCTGGTCGGTAAGTGCTGCCCATTCCGGACTGTCGATGTACTCCTTGACCCGTGCGCGCGACTCCGCCACCATTTCGGCGGTTACCTCGTGTGCCATCTTCGGATCGACGCGGCAGCGGCATTTCCATCCGTTTGGTGGGTATATCTTGCCCCATACGGGGTCATCAACGGGCAGAACGACCCCTGCAATTTTTTCGTGCTCCTCCCGTACCCGCTCGTCTCCTACCGTGTTGTATTGCCAGTAGGGGAATATGTTTTTTTTGCCTTTCAGTCTGTGATAGGTAGATGCCGCCTCGGCGGTGAGGACGGCCGTCTCGTATTCCGTTTTTTGCCACGCTCGATTGAACTTGTCGCATATCATCGAGGCCTTGGCGGTAAACTCGGCAAAGCTCTTGCTCTCGCGAAAAAGTTTGTTCAGTTCCTGTACCTCCGCAAGTGTCTTAGCCGCGGAGAAGTGGAAAAGATTCATCTCGAGCGCTGTCAGGTAGGCATCATCGGGGCTGTTGTAGGTGTAGTCCGCGTTTGCGATGCTGCGTTTGTACGTTGTTCGAACAGCTCGAACAAGGTCATTCGAAAGGTATTCGAACAGCTCGAAGTCGAAATAAGAGGCTTCGCCCCCGCCCACACGGGCCATCAGTCGTTCGTTAAGGCTCGCCGTATCCGTTAGTGCGATGGGGGCTTTGCCAGTGTACGCCCCGCCTTGCGACGGGGCCGATGCGAAAAAACGCCGGATCCGGGAGAAAAAGGAGACCTCGTCATCCGAGAGCTTGGTCGGGTTGTCGGGAGTATCAGGGTCATCCTCGCCATTATCATCCGGATCATCGGGGGGCGTGAGGTCGAATGCCGGCGCCCGCCGCGCGATCGGTTCCCCGCCCTTGGGGGCGGGTATGGCGTATTTGTCGTGGAGGAACGACTGGGGTATGGGCAGGATGTCGGACAGCTGCACGACGTCCGCCACGGATAGCGGCTCGGCCGCGTCCGGGAAGATAAAGCGCCCCCCGCTGACGGGGAAGCCCCTCGCCTCTAATATGGGGATCACGTGCTCGTTGAGCACGCGCTGTACAAACCGGAGGTCGGAACGGTTCTTGCCCTCCTCTACCTCCTTGTGTACCTCTCCGAGGGATCGGGCGCCCTTGTCGCCCTGCATGGTGGTCATCGTCTGCCCGAGGATGGTGACAAGAATTTCCTCGTTGCAAGCTTTGCGGAACTCGTCGTAAGAGGAGCCCGTTCCCGGGTTGGTCTGCTCCGTCTGTATTTCCGTGCCGATCGGGGTAATGAGATAGGGAGCCGATCCGGATCGGGCAAGCGCCTCCTCCATCAGCTTGCGGCTCTCGGGATCGTAAACGTTGTATTTACCGATGCGGCGGGGCATACCGAATAGCTCCACCCACTGCGACCAGTCGCCGAATCCTCCGCGCTTGTATATCGCCAGCGGGGCGGCTTTGAGGATGAGTCCGAAGTCGCGCTCCTTGCCGAGGACGAGCACGAAGGGGTCGCCCTCGTAGGATATACCCCGTTCGTCCGTGTCGTTGATGAGTATGCTGCGCGTATGTAGACTGATATGCTTGGCCGGTATCGGGTGCACGCGGAAGGCATCGCCGAACTCGAACTCGACGGCCGAGCGGCCCCACATTTTTGCCTTGACGATCTCCGCCAGCAGCTCCTCGAATGCGAGTGAATCGATGAGGTCGGTCATCTCCTCGACTGCCTCCCCGTTTGCACCCTGAAAGGTCAGGTCGGAATTGGTGACTGCGTCGATGCGCTTCTGCACGGCGTCGCCGAGAACGCCGTCGAGCAGGACATCGTCGAACAGGTCGAATAGCTGCTTAGGCCTGCCGAAATCGGCAGACTTCAGTGCCTTGCGCCAGTCTCCCACGTCCAGCACCTTGCGGTTCGGAGCTTTTACTATAATCTGATTAACGACCACGCCTCCGGCAGCCTTTCCCTCTGCCTGTTGGGTCGCCCTTTGCGGTCTTTTATGTTTGCTCATATCTTAAAAATGTTGGACGCGTTTCGGGTTGCTGCCGAACTGGACGGCTCCGGCCATATCGGCCTGCCCGTCCCCGTCGGCATCCAACTGGGGCAGGTCGGGCGATACGTCTCCCTTTTGTACCGCCTTCAGCCAGGCGATAGCGCGATCGTACCGGTCTTGTCGAAGCGACAGGTCGGTGCCGGCATTGCAGAGGTTGACGAAATGCCAGACGGCGATGTCCTTGACGAAAATGAGCAGGAGGGCGTTACGTTGCCCGCCGGTGGCGGTAAATATCCGATCGCGGTCGAAAGCGGCGAGATAGCCCTTTGCCTCCGATACCGCCGCGTCAATGGCAGCCGAGAGGATGGTTGTGTCCTCGCGGCTTATCACCTCTATGTGCTCTTTGTAGAGGTGTGTTTCCAGTTCTTGTGGTGTCAAAAAAGCCATTATATCCTTTTTTTGGAGTGCTGCCGTGCCCCTACCGTGATAGAGCCGTTTATCATGCGCTGCAGCATTTCGTTGATTTTATACCAAGCCCCCTCCACGGTGTCGGGGCCGTCCGCAGGGGCTTTCATTGCGCGAGAGAGGCAAAGGAATTGCTCCTCCAGCCGCTTCATGTGCGGGTTGTCTTTTTCGTCGATATTGAGGATAAGCCGACCTTGACGGTTGAGCGGCTCCAGATTGCCCTCGATGCGGTCGAACTTCTCCGGCTTCTTGCGCTCGTCGGGGGAGATGGGGATGACGCCCCGCTCCATGCCAGCGGCGGTAAAGAGAGGGATAAACACCTGCTGGTAGAACGGGTCTTGCAAGGTGTTATTCTCGATGAAGTAGCGTATCTGCTGCTTCTCCCCAACGTACTCGCGGGTATAGTAGTACCAGTTGACGAACTCCGCATTTGCCACGCGGTCGAGGAAGCCCGTGTACACATAGAAGTAGCCATCGAGGAAGCCGACGAGGGAGTTGGCCTTGAACGAAGTAGCCTTGTTCTTTGAGTTAGACGGGGCGGGGTCGCCGTACGAGACCAGGTACTGCAACTTCTGCAGAGGCGGGCATTTGCCCCAGTGCATCTCCGTAAAGACCTCGCCCTCGCTCAGCGGGTTGTTGAAGAACTCTTTTTGCCCGGCGGCTGTCGAGATGAGGGAGAGAAACATATCGATATCCTCCTCCGAATTGCGCGCCCAGACCGATCGGCCGTTCTTGTCGCGTATATTGATGATCTCATAGTGCCCGATTTGTGGTATCTGCTTTGCTTTTTCGATAGCGCGTGCGATGCAACAGTCGTTGGCGATGATATTGCCGTTGAATATGATACGATAAGACCCTGATACGGACATGGCGGGGATGGTCGCCTCCTCGATCCATTTCCATTTGATTTTGATGCGATCGGGGTTGCGGCATTCCTCGTCCGTGTCGATGTCGTCGAATACGATGCAGTCCGGGCGGAAATTCTTGTTTTTCGTGCCGCGAGGCGACTGCCCCGCACCGAGCGCCAAAAAGGCGCATCCGCAGCGGCATACGAAGTCGCCGGACTCCCAAAGGCCGATCGTTTTTTGCTCCCCGTAGTCCTGTATGATGCGTTGGTTGGCCTCCATATTGGCCATAATATGGTTCAGCATTTTCTCCGCGTTGTCGTAGGAGTTGGATATATACAGCACATTGCGTATCTCGCCCGTGAGGGCGGCTTTGGTCACCTGCATCATCGTCGTGCTTGTCTTTGAGAGCTCACGCGACCACGCCCTCACGTCGTACAGCCTGCGGTTGTCGAAAAAACGCTTGGCAGACCGGATGTGGAAGGGGGCCGGGTCGGACGAATAGTATGCTTCGAAATAATACCGGAACCAAGCCTCGTGGTCGGCCTCCAGTCGCTTCTTGCGCACGGCTATTTCCGCCTGCGTGTCAGCCGGGTTGATGTCCGACGACTCTTTGATCGCCGCGACTATCTCCTCCCAGCTTTTTAGCGCGTGCCTGTCCTCTACCGATAACCGTCTCTTTGCCATGGTTAGTCGAGCTTGTGTTTGACGTATGCGTCGAGTATAGCCGTGAGCCGCTTAGCCTCCGCGAGATCATGCTGCCGAAGCCACGCTATCAAGTCACTAAAGACCGATATGATGTCGGACAGGCCGACGTCCGTCTCCATCTTTTTGATAGCCCCGGCCATTTTGGAGATCGTGTCAGCCTCTGATGCGGTGGGGAAACGCTCCCCCTCCTCGCGCGAATTGATGGTGTCGTTGAGGGCGGCGAGCTGGCGATATAGGCTCTTTAGCTGCTCCTCGCGCGTGATCGTGATAGAGGTGCGAAGCTCCTCCCAACGCTCGTTGTTGATCCATTTATTGATGGTCACGCGCGATACGCCTGTGCGCTCCGCGATTTCGGACTGCGTAAGCCGCTCTTTTGTATAGAGCACCTTCGCCCAGTCCTTTTTCTGTTTGATGGTCAAGTCTTTCCCCATTCCGTACCGTTTTACGCATCAAAAGTAGGCGCGCGAAACGGGTAAAAGAAATTGTATTGTACTGTTTACGAGATAGTTGCAACGTGTTTACAAATATGTTGCAACGGTTACAACCCGATTTGGAGGGGGTGTTTTTTGGGTTCAATTTTGCGGCAAAAGCAAGCGGAAAAATGGCAAATAAAACCTTCGTCCTACACGACGAAACAGTGAATACCTACGGCTTCAGGATGCTGACAAACGGGGCTAACCTCGCGGAGTTTCGGAAGAACCCCGTGATGCTCCTCGATCACATGGACTGGAAGCTGCCGATCGGGCGGTGGGAGAATATACGAAAAGAGGGCGGGAAGATTCTCGCCGATGCCGTATTCGATATGCGCGACCCGAACGCTGCGGAGGTGGCGCGTAAGGTAGATGAGAACTTTATCCGCATGGCCTCGATCGGCGCATGGCCGCCCGAGGAAAAGACGGACGACCTCTTGTATAAGCTCCCCGGTCAGACGGGGCCTACCGTCACCAGGTGGACGGTGCGCGAGGCCTCTATCGTCACGATCGGGGCTAACCATAACGCCCTCGCCTTCTACGACAGGGAGACCGGTAAACTCCTCGACCTGACCGACCAACGCGAGGTCGTGAAGTTGATGGACAATGTTAAACCAACCAATAAACGAAGTATGAGCGAACTAACTCAAATTCTGCGCCTATCCGATGGCGCAAGTGAACAAGACGTTACGGCTGCCGTGAAAGCCCTCGCCTCCGACAATGAGCGTCTCAGGAGTGAGAACAAGACCCTCTCGGATGCCGTCACAAAGCACAACGATGAACGCAAGAAAAAAGAAAAGGAGGAGGCTATTGCCCTCATGGACGCGGCTGTCCGTGACGGGCGTATCAACGCAGACGGCAAGGACACCTATCTGCGGTTTTTCGACAAAGATTTCGAGTCCGCCAAGAAAGCCCTTGCGGCCATTCCCGTGCGTAGCCGTGTGACGGCTCACATCCAAGGCGGTGCCGGCGCATCGGCCACCGAGCTCAGCGACCTGAGTGGCAAAAGCTGGGATGAGCTCGACAAGGCCAATAAGCTGACCCTCCTCCATGACTCTTACCCCGACCTCTATGCTCAGAAGTTCGAGGAGCGATTCGGCTGTAAGCCTACTAATGTCTAACATAAAACAGTAACTAAATGGCAATTCAAAAAGAAATTTGGCTGTCGTCGATCGTCGGGCACTTGTTTGCGAACAACAGTTTCCTTAGCAAGTCCTTCAACGCTGACGAGTATGTCAACGCGGGAAGGACGGTGCATATCCCCAACGCAGGAGCCGCCAGCAGGGTGGTCAAGGGGCGTTCAAGCCTCCCCGCCTCGGTGCAACAGCGCACCGACACCGTGCTCTCGTTCGACCTTGATGAGTTTACGACAGACCCTATTCTCATCCCCTACGCGGATACCGTGGAGTTGAGCTATGACAAGCGCGAAAGCGTATTGCGTGGCGACAAACTCGCCCTATTCGACGCGGTGGCCAAGGATTTTATCCTGAAATGGAGTCCGGAAAAATCATCTCAGATCATCAAAACAACCGGTTCGGCCGTTGTTGCTCATACCCCTGCCGGAACGGGCAACCGCAAGGCCTTCGTCAAGTCGGACGTCAATGCCGCAATGGTGAAGTTCAACATGCAGGACATCCCGCAGGAGGGCCGCTATATGCTCGTTGATGCGAATATGTACGCCCAGCTGCTGGACAGCTTGACGGACAGGGAGGCGCAGGCCTTCTTCGCGCAGGCGGACGTGGCTAACGGCGTACTCGGCAAGCTGTATTCCTTCAACTTCTACATGCGCTCAACCGCCGGGGTATATGCGGCGGCCGGCACTCCTAAGCTGTACGGTACGACGCCAACGGCAACGGACGATGCTGCGGCCATCGCCTGGCACGACCAGGCAGTCTGTCGTGCTCTGGGTGAGACACAGGCGTTCGAAAAAGAAAACGACCCCACGTTCTACGGTGACATCTACTCCTTCCTGGTGCGTGCCGGCGGTCGCCCGATGCGCTCAGATGAGAAAGGTATCCTTGCTATCGTACAAGCAAAAGCGTAATGAAGCTGCAATACTTAGTCATTCATTGCACTGCCACGCCCGAGGGGCGTGGCGTAAGTGCGGCGGACATCAAACGCTGGCATACCTCCCCCCCCTCAAAGGGCGGGAGGGGCTGGGACCGAGTCGGTTATACCGATATGGTGCATCCTAATGGCCGTGTCGAGCGTCTCGTGGACAATAACGAGGACGGTTTGGTAGACCCGTGGGAACGTACCAACGGAGCCAAGGGCTACAATTCTGTTTCCCGGCATATCGTCTATGTGGGCGGATTGACCACGGATGGCAAAGCAGCAAAAGATACCCGCACCCCGGAGCAACGAAAAGCACTGGAGAAGTACGTCAAAGACTTTCATGCAAAGCACCCGGACGTGCGTATAATCGGGCATAACGAAATCGCCGCCAAGGCCTGCCCCGGCTTCGACGTGCAGGCCTGGCTGCGCTCGATCGGAATCAATCAACCAACAAAAAAGTAGACAAATGAGAAAATTCATTCTTCTGCTGATTGCCGTGCTCGGTATCAGCTTGGGCCTTGCGGCCCAGACCCTCGTGGCGGATAACCCGACCCCGAACGTGATTGACTATCAGGCTATGATCACCACCCTTGGCGGGTTTGCCGTGGGTGTGATGGCCGTAGTAGGTGCTATCAAGCGCCTGTTACCGGGGCTGCATGGCTTCGGCACTCAGGTCGTCAGCTGGGTAGTCGCCATCATCGCCGCCCTCATCCTGTGGTGGTTGCAGGTCGGGATGTTTGCCGGACTCGTGTGGTATGTCGCGGTTCTGTATGGCTTAGGGGGTGGACTCATCGCCAACGGCCTCGCGGACGTGGGATTGGTGCGGCGGTTTATCGGATTATTCACACGTAAGTAACTAAAGCAGCCGGCTGATGGAGACCCTTTTCTCTATACTGCAGTGGGCACTCCCCGGCGGAGGGCTTGGGGTGGCTATCGGCTGGCTGCTGTCCAAAAACATCCGCAAAACTCGAGAGGCTAAGGAGATACATGATACTTATAAGACCATGTATCGGGACGTGCAGTCCACGCTTCTCGACCTGCAGGCACAAAACGATGAGTTGGTTAAAACCATGGCGCGCTTCAAGCGCGCTGTCTATCGTGCTTCTGTTTGTCGCTATTGGCCCCAGTGCCCTGTCCGTAACGAGCTGCGTCAGCAGAAAAACGGAACATCGGGCGGAGGTTTCGACGGTGCAAACCTACGACAGCCTCGACGTGACAGAAAGCAGGGTGACGATCCCGACATACGTTCCCCCGGCGATGGCGAGGATGAGCATATCGCTGTCGAACCTGAGGCAGCTGCCCCCCTCGGCGATGTTTGAAAGCCGCTCGGGGCGGGCACAAGTTCGGGCCTCTATGCATGGCGATACGGTCTATATCACAGCCCTTTGCGACAGTTTGTTGCGGGCGGTGGAAATATACGAAAGGCGCGCCGTCAGGGCGCAAAAAGAGAATAAGGAGCTGCGCGCTCGCTTGACTGATAAAGTGCAAACCGGATCGGGAATGTCCCGGCTTGTGTTTGCCCTTGTGGCAGGGTGCTGCAGCGGAGCGATAATAACTATTATAACAAGCAAGAGATATGGCAGGAACACATGACGGCTACTTGTATGGCCTTAAGACCCTTAAATTCGGCGGAAAAGAGATCGGTATGATCTCCGACGACTCTGTGGAGTGGGGGGGAGACGACCCGCAGACCGCCCAGATTTGGGCGGCTCAGAACCGGACGGCCCCCGTCAAGGAAATAGTAGAGAAGCCGGGCCTGGACGTTTTTGAATTTGACCTGATAGAGTTGAAGCCAAATAACCTCAAAGACGTGCTGGGGGGAACGGTAGCGGCCGGTAAGTGGAACGCCCCGGCGGCCCAGATCACGCAGGAGGGGGCATTCGAGATTACTACGGCAGACGGCGCAATTCTGGCAGCCGGAAAGGCTTCCCTGGTCGCGCGGCCTAAGGGGCGACTCGGCTACTCGGACGTGTTGAAGGTGCATTGCAAGGTGACGATCCTCGCAGACGGCACAGGCTCACCCTACAGCATTGACAATAAGACGGCATAATGGAGGCAAAGAGGATAGAGATAGAGGCGGCGGACGCCCTGCTGGATGTAGGCGTTTCGCTACCTCTGTTTCGCATTCGATTACCATTCGCGCGTCGTTCGCGCAGTATTCGATTGACTATGCGCAGACCTGTGCTCGGGAGCCAAATCCGCATTGCAAAAAAACACCTTGCCATCGGCTTTACATACGAAGAGATGAAGGCTTTCAGCAAGGAGGAGGAGCTGGCCTTTCTTGCGAGACACGGCAAGACCGTGTCCGAGATGGTCGCCCTCACCATCCTGCGCGGCTATGTGTCCGGGTGGTTCTACAAGCCGCTGGCTTTCGCTCTGCGCTGGTTCGTCAAAGACGAGCTTCTGCAGGGGGCTAATCTGCGCTTTGTCTCCCTCATGGGGACAAAGTATTTCGAGAACATTATCAGATTCGCGGAGGCGTACAATCCGCTGAGGCCGAGTCTGAGCCACGAGGCAAAGGGGAGTTAAGCTACGAGAGTAGCCATAGCCCCTTCGGCGTGGTGTGGCAGATAGCCACCGCCACCGGCTGGAGCGTCCACTACATTATGTGGAGGCTTAATTATCAAACGCTTAGGATGATGCTGGCAGATGCGCCGCGTTACCTCAGTGAGCAAGAACGCAAGGCAAAGAACAAACAAAAAAAGACGCTGGAAGGGTTCTTCCAAACACGCTATCGAAATGGCCATCAAGCCCGTAGAAATTGAGTTTCTCATGCGCGACAAGTTGTCGCCCGGCATGGACAAGGCAGGCAAATCGGCCGATACCCTCGCGGATCGGGTCGATAAGGCCTCCAAGTCCATTACCGACCGTATCAAGGAGCAACGGGAGGAGGTCAATCGAGTAGAAAAAGACCTGCAGCAGCTGGAGCGGCAGCTGAAAAAGGCCGTCCCGGGCAAAGAGTGGGCGGAAATGAAGGCAGAGGTTGACGCTTGTAGTAAGGCGCTCAAAGAGGAAAAAGTTACGCTTTCCGCCCTGGAGGCAGAGCACAAAAAAAACGAAGGATCTGCTAAGAAGTTGACCACAGAGCTGCGACAGCTGCAGAACGCCCTCGCACAGATGCGTCTCGATGGCAAGCAGGGCACGGCGGCCTATCAGGAGATGAGCGAGCGCGCTGCTTTGCTGAGAGACACGCTGGGCGACCTCCGCACGCAAACAAACATCCTTGCAAACGATAATGCCGGCTTGCAGGGGGTCATAAGTGGGGTAAACGGCCTGTCCGGAGCCTTTACCGTTGCAACGGGTCTCATGGGTGCATTCGCCTCAGAAAATGAGGATCTTATCAAGATACAGACACGCGTGCAGAGCGTGATGGCCGTCACGATGGGCCTGCAGCAAATCGCCAACACCCTCAACAAGGACAGTGCCTTCCGCATCGTGACGGTACGCAAGGCCAAGGAGCTGCTAACGGCCGCCAACTACAAGCTGGCGGCCAGCCTCGGGATCTCCAACGCGGCGGCTAAGGCTCTGATGGCGACCCTGACGCTGGGGCTGTCGGTAGCTGTTACGGCCGCCATCGTTGCCATCGACAAGTTCAACGAGCGTAAGGCCCAAGCTCGTGAGGAGGCGGAAAAAGCCGTCTCGGCGGAAAAGGACGCCCGCGCGGAAATGGTCAAGACGCAGGCGACTATTCGCGAAACCATGCGCGCTATTCGCGATTTCAACGGGTCTAAGCGGCAAGAATCGGCTATGGTCGAAGAGCTGAATCGTAAGCACGGAGAGGCTTTCGGCTATTACGACACCCTCGCGCAGTGGTATGAAATCCTCGCCCAAAAAGGAGAGCAATACATCAAAATACTTTTCCTCCAAGCTAAGGCACAGTCACTTATCAATAAGGCCGTCGAAGCGGACGAGAAGATTGCCAAGATAGAGGCCGCCCCGGAGTCGGACTATGACACCTGGTGGGGGTATGGTGGCAAGGTAGACCGCTTCTTTTCTCGCGACAAGCGGTATAAACAGAATAACAACGGTAAGTGGCTTAAAGAGGAGGCAAAAGAGGCCGCAAAGGCCGTCAAACAAGCTTACTTGGACGAAGCAGAGCAGCTACAGAAAGAGGCGGGAGATATTATGTCCAAGTTTGACCTTGGCGGATATATCGCCCCGCAGAAAAAAAACGGTGGAGAGGGTGCAGGGCGTTATTTGTCGACCCTCTTCGACGCTGAGAAGCGTGCACGGCATAAGATAGAGGCACAGCGTATCGCCCTCATGAAAGAGGGGTACGAAAAGGAGCGAGCGACCGCAAGGGGAGAGTTTGCACGTGAGCTGGAGCGCATAGAGGAAGAGGCGCAGCAGCGGCTCGCTCTGTACGAGAAACTGCGCGAGGCAGGGGCCAAGGTGGCCCCGCATCGGAAGATTGTCATTCAAGCACAGGCGTCGGAGGCGCGTGTCCTTGCAGCTTCCCTTCGCGATTCCGCCCTTGCGGCTATCGACAAGAAGGAGCGGGAGGAAAACAAAAAGGCTCTGGATGAGCTGCTCGCTAAATACCGCAACTACGCCGAGCAGCGCAAAGCGGTTTGGCGTAATTACAACGAGGAACTGCGACGTCTTACGTCGCAGATGGGGGTAGAAAATGTCGGGCAAATCATGTCCGCGCTCGCGGAGCTGAAAAAGCAAACGGATAAGTCTATTCGTGATATACGAGACGCGGAGATCGAAGAGACGGAGAAAAACAGTTCCGCCCTCGTCGAGCTGTTTGCAGACGCCTCGGAACGGAGTGTTGCGGAGATAAAAAAGATTATCACACAAAGCGAGGCGTTGTACCGCTATCTGCGTGAAACGAACGCGGACGAAATTACCGCAAAATTCGGCATGTCAGCAGGTAAACTCCGCAAAATCAAAGAAACGCCACAGGAGCTGGAAGCCATACGCCAAGCGATCGAGCGGCTGAAAAACGAAGTTGCGGGGCAGAGCCCGCTTGACAAGTTTGCCCTCGACATAAAAAAGGCACTCGACCTGATCAAAAAGGGCAGCGCGGCCAATATCGGCAAGGGGGTGACACAAATAGGCGCGGCCGTCAATGCCGCCCTGCCGGCAGTGCAGGAGTTCGGCGACTTGCTTTCGTCCGCGATCGGCGATGACGATATGGCCGACGAGATCAATACTGCCGTGGCCGCCCTCGGGCACATGGCTACAACCGCGACGGGCGTCGGGCAGATCATATCGGGCGATATTGTCGGTGGGATTCAGAATGTTGCCTCCGGGGTGCTTAATCTCTTTTCGATGGCCACGGCGGCGGAAAAGAGGCATCAGGAGGCCCTGCGGCAAATCGAAGCTGCGCAGCGGGAATTTGAAAACCAGTATAACCTGCTTAAAATTCGGCAGGCCTTACTCGCGAAAGACGCGGAAACGGTTTTCGGCGTCAACCGGATCAGTCAGGCAATCGCAGCGGTCAAGGCCTACAGGGATGCGATGGAGGAGCTGCATCGACTGATGAAGGGGGACGCGCCGGCTTTGACGTTTTGGGGCGGAATAACGAGCGTATATCAGCAGCAACTCGCAGCCTATAACAAAGGGGTTGGCGGTCTTTATAATGCAATGATAAAGACAGGTCACAAAAAGACCGGGCTTTTTGGCTGGGGAAAGGGTAAGGATATATACGACAGTATATTGAGCGTCTACCCCGAGCTCATCAAGGCAAACGGAGAGCTGGATACTGAGCTGCTGAAGATTATCCTCGACACGCGCGAGATGGACGAGGAGACGCGGAAATACCTGCGCTCGCTACTTGAAGCTAAGGACTTGATGCAGCAGGCCGAGGAGGCGCTGTCGAACTATCTGAAAGAAACGTTTGGCAGCCTCGGTGATTCAATGATGCAGTCTATCATTGCCGCTATCAAGGATGGCAGCAACGCTATTGAAAACTTTGCGAAAGAGGCCGGCAAGGTGTTCGAAAACTTGGGTACGCAGCTTGCGTATTCCTTGTTTTTTGCCGACCAGTTTCAGTATCTGCAGAAGAAGCTCAAAGAGATATACTCACTCGACAAGCCCGAGGAGGAGATAGCGAACATCGCCGGGCAGTTTATCGATGAGTTCATAAACGGCATGAGCGGCCCGATGGGCGCCGCTCAGGAGTTCCTCGAGGAGTGGAAAAAGAAGTGGGCGGGGCATGGGTACGATCTCTGGAACAACGAGGGCGGACAGACCGGTAAGGCCGGTGCCTTTACGACAATGACACAAGACCAGGCCACGAAGCTCGAGGGTATGTTTACGGCGGGGCAGGTGCACTGGGCGAACATCGACGAAAACATTGCCTCGTTCGTTGACATATTTTCCGGTATGCTCAACGCAATCAACCAAATAGTCAATAATACGCGACATATCCCTGATATATACGATGATATACAGGAGATCAAGCGCGACGGAATCAAGATACGATGAGCGGGAATATGCAAATAACAGATGTTCTGGGCGGTTTGCTTTTCATCAACGAAAAAGACGTTTACAAGCGCTTCGGAGCGTTTCTTTCAGAGGAGCGCGCGGGGGACAATAAAAACTACTCGGAGCTGATGAAGCCGGCGGACATGAAGCCATACACGGCCGTTTCCTTTCGCGAGCAGGACGGGGAAAAGCTGCCGGGTGTACTTACGCCTGCATTTGAGGCGCGCGAGTTGGTCTTGCAGTTCGCAATCACCGCACCCGACCGCGATGCCTTCATGGATCGTTATAACCGCTTTTTGACCTTGCTGAAAACGGGCGAAAACGGGTGGTTACGTATCACGGTTCCGGAGCTCCGGCGCACTTATCGCGTGTACTATATGGGCTGCACGGGCTGGAAGCAGCTGACGGACTTCGGCGGCGAGGTCGTGGCACGCTTCTCGGTTAAATTTCGCGAGCCAAAGCCGCATCAATCTTTGTTTATAGCTGCTATTGACAATGATATTGAGATTGTACCATAAGAGCGGCACACACAAGGCCGACATATCACCTTCGCCATCCGACCGTTGCGATACTTCTTTGATGGGGGATAACGTCCTCATCCTGTCGTTCGTATTGCATGAGTTCATCGCGCTCGAGGTGGGCGACTATATCGACTATCGCGGTGAGAGGTACAGCCTTTTAGAGAGCTACAACCCGGAGATGCGCTCGACTGTCGAGTACGCTTATAGTGTTCGCCTTTATGACCCGACAGGGCAAATGCGTTTCGCTAAGGTGCTTAAGCCCGCCTCGGCGGAGCAAGAATTGTCCTTTTCTTACGACGCTAAAGCTGTCGACCACGTTCGACTCATTGTCGATAACATCAACCGCATCACGGGCACGACGGAGTGGACTGTGGGCACGGTGATAGCCTCGGAGAACAAACCGATTGAGTACAACAATCGTTGCTGTGTCGAAGCGCTTACGGAAATCGCGCGCGAGTTTGACACAGAGTACTGGGTCGAAGGTCGGACGGTCAATTTATGTAGATGTGAGCACGGAGAGCCTATTCGTCTCGCTTATCGGCAGGGGCTTCGGGGCTTGTCCCGCACGGAGAATGCCTCCGCACAACATTTTACCCGGCTTTACCCTCTCGGCAGCACTCGCAATATCGACCGCGAAAAATACGGGCATGCCCGCCTGCAGCTGCCGGACGGTGTGAAGTTCGTTGAACGCAACACCCACCTCGGTATCATCGAGCAAAGTGAGGAGGAGGCATTCGCCAAGATTTACCCGCGACATATGGGTACGGTTACATCCGTGCGCACACATGAGCAAAACGGCGAGGACGGCAAGCCATTTACCATTTATTATATAGGAGATAGCGGCCTGCCATTTGACCCTAACCAGTACGAAATTGGGGGGCTGGTTAAGAAGGTTGTATTTCAAAGTGGCGAACTGAACGGGCGCGAGTTCGAGGTAAACTATCGAACCGCTCAAAAAGAATGGGAGATCATCACCCAGTTCCCATACGACAACCAGCAGCTGCCGGGTGGTGCCCTCGTTCCGAAAGTGAGCGATAAGTACATACCGTACAACTTTCGAATGCCGGACGAATACTATCCGCTTGCCGAGCAAGAACTGCGCGAAGCGGTGGATAAATACCTCGAAAAAGTAAGCGAGGACACATCCGTCTACAAGTCCGCAACGGACTATATCGACCTCGACACTCGCGGCATAGACCTGAAGCTGGGGCAACGCGTTATCCTCCATGACGGCCGCTTTTTCGGGGCTACAGGTGGCAAGCATGAGACCCGTATCACCCGTATCAGCCGTAAGTTAGACAACCCCAACGATGCTGATTTGGAGTTCGCCTACCGCGTTGACAAAGGCAAGTTTTCACAGTTGCAGGGAGAGGTCGTAAGTCTCCAAGCGGCATATACCGATGTGCTGGAGCAGACGCTTATAACAGTGCTGAAAAGTTGGGACTCGGCCGATCCGACCGAGTACAACGTCTTATCATCCAAGCGCACGCTGGATACAATCAAACGGCTGGCGCTGCGCCGTGATATTGACGACGCGACGGATAACTCGCTGTTTTTCGGCAAACGTGTCGGTTCTAAGGACTACGCAGAAGGATCCCACGGCTGGCAAGGCACGGCCCGCGGGGACTTCGAGCTTAACAGCCTCCGCCTTCGCGAGTTCCTCGAGGTGCCGGAGCTGCGATATAACCGTATCAGCGTGTGGCTCGGTGTGGACTTCTCGAGCCCGGGTGGCGGCATCATCGAACGGGTGGACACGGCAACGCAAACAGTCTATCTCAAGCTGGAGGAGGGCGAATTGGGAACTGTGGCCGTCGATGACCTGTGCTTCGGTATCTATCACGCCCTCGATGCGGCTACGGAGGACAGCGACGACGGGCGGGGCAATATGACCGTCGCAGGCTTCGCGACGGCATACTTCAAAGTAGACGCGGTGGCCTCTGACCTCCGCTCGTTTACCTACTCGCTGCGGCCCGGGTACACCGTACATCCGCAGCCTTTTATGCACTTCGCCGCCCGCGGCAACGTGACCAATACCGACCGCCAACGCTTCAAATACTCCACCCGCTCCTACGAGCGGTATTTGGCGGGCGTAAACGATTGGGAGTGGCGCGGATCGAACATCGCGGCGCAATTCGGCGACCTCTCCAATCTGCGGGTATTCGGTCTGCAAATGGATGGGTACTCGGCCTATCTCAATAACGTGTACTTCCATGGTACAATACAGGAGTTGCCATCGGCTATCAACGATCAGATTGTGGAATTAATCGGAACGGGCAACATCCGGTGCGTGATCGAAAGCACGCACGGCAACGAGTTCGGAGATATCGGCTGGCGCACGGACATGCGCGCCTCTGTGGTCATGGGAGTCTATGGTCTGATAGATAAGACGGACGAGGTGACGGGCTGGCGGTGGACACGCCAGTCGGGAAGCGATCCGGATTCGGTCAATAGCGATCTGCTATGGGATAGCGAGCACCAGCATCACAATTCCCGCGACCTCACCGCCGAGGTGGGTCGCGACATACCCCCTTATGCCACGCAATGCGTCTTTACCTGCACGGCTGAGATGCCGGACAGAAGTACGCTTGATGGAAGATATGATATAGAGCTAAGATCATAGACATAATATGGCAACATTGCAAGTAACGGGGCACGGCACCCGAAAACTCAAGCCGTTATCCACGTCACTCTCTTTCCGCTTCGAGGGAGGCGCACCCGTGCAGGCGGTCAATGCCGTAACGGGGGAGCACGTGCCAGACTGGCGTTTCTCACCTATCCGTATCGTCCCCATCATCACCGTCACCGACCCCGAGGGGCTGGTGACAAACGGCGTACACAATAACGACACCCCCACGATGAATATGCGCTGGCTGTACGACGAGACGGGGGTAAACGTGCTCGCGGGAGAGTCCCCCGCGGACATAAGCATTGACACGAGCGCGAGCGACCTACGCGGCGCGCTCAATATCCGACGCAACTTCTCAGCCGGCACTTTGCTGCGATTCGAGTACGAGTTTACGACATCGGCAGCAGGCGTATTACGCACTGCAAAGCACAGCGCGACGGTGGCAATCACGATTAATCAGATGGCCGATGCGCTGGTGCAAGTTCGCACTACATACCCGCGCGGGCAGTTCGTGTTTTTTCCCTCTCCCGACGCTCCTGCAGACCTCGCGATGGATATGCGCCTCTACCACAACGGCAAGCCCTGTCCGGCCGCGTACAGGTGGTATGCGGTTAATAAGGACGGGCAGGAGGCGGTCATACCCGGGCAAAATGGCCCCATTCTAACTCGACCAGCCACCACGGTGCAAAGTATCGACCACTATCGCTGCAAGGCGTTAGACATGCGGCCCGAGTACGCATCCTCGCTGGAAGCGGCACTGGGGCGAGCCAGAGCCGACGTGTATAAAAAGTACCTCGGCGATAATTGGGAGGAGGTGCTGCCCACCGCGCGCCCGAATTTGTACGAGGGGGAGGGCTTTACTCAAGATGGCGGGAACAGACGCGTAGCAATCCCGGAAGGGGTTTTGTCATTGCCACCCTCGCAGAGGGTTGGAATCTCCTTCAAAATAAGATTCATTTCGGAGGGGAGCACGGCGGCCGCAGAGTTCCCGAATTTAAAGACCAGGATTCTAACGATATCGTGGGGCCCGGAAGACGTGGGGAGTGATTATATTTTATGTCCTTACCCGCGAGACCCTTCTGTCGCTACACGGATAGCCGGGTTCATGACCCGCTTGTCTAATAACCCGAACGCAAAAAAATACTATTTCTTTTACCCGCAGAACGGTTACGCGGAGGGCCCCAGGGCCGTGAAAGCGGCTTTCTCCGACATTAAAATAGAAATCATCGCTGAAGACGGTCTGCCGGACACAACACCCTATCTCCCTCACGCGGACAAGTTGTCCACCGAAATCCGCGCCCGCGCCGCCGAAATTGTTGCCGCCAGCCCACCGACTCCACCCGCCGTATGGCCGTTGGAGCGGACGCATATCCGTGATTTCTCGCTAAAGGTGCATACGGTTCCTTATGAGCTGATATTGCGTGTAGAGGGTTTAGGGGAAGAGGTGATCGTGCGAAATGGTAGCCTCGCACGAGGGGTCGGAGCAGTACAACAGCTATTTAGTAATGTGCCGCGTTCAATGACGCGGCTGCGCTCCTCCGTCATTTGCAGACAAGGGCGGCATACATACAGCGCGGAGGAGACGGCGCGGATGTTTGACGTGCAATGGCCCAACTCAGCTATCAACATATCGGGCTGTACCGCGACGATGACAGATTTATCGTTTGCCCTATCAATAACCACTAAGTACTAAGACCGCATGAACTACTATTTGATCAATAAAGAGGCCGCCCGTGAGGCGGGTATTTATGTTGATGGCGACACACATCGCGCCACGATGACGGGGGTGCTGGTGCGGGAGAACGAGCTGGACGGGCAGGATGCAGATGCACTATCCGCTCAGCTGGTGACGCACGAGGAAATAACGCAGTTGCTCAATAAAGAAGAACTTAAATAAGATGTCAACAGTAAGAGGAAGATTCTCTCTCAAACGTCGAGAGAGCGGTAGTACAAGCCGATGCAGAATCGTAGGGGGTACCAACCTCGCGGTCGGCGTAGACGAATTGGGAAATGTGGTGGATGCCACCCTCTGGACAACGCCGTCAACCGCCCCGCGCCTGTGGCCGGAGGCCTATTTGACCGAGTCCTCCGCACCGATTCTACAGTTCAAAAAAATCGATTGGTATCTCGATGACTACCGCCTCACCAACAACGCGGGGGCCATCGACACCAATGCCCCCATCGGGGGGGGCCTCATCGCAGGGCAATGCTTTGAGCTTGTTGCCGGAGGGGGCTTCTCCGGTAGCGTGATCCTACGGCTTAAGCGTGAGTTTTTCGGCACTATCCACGCCGATCGTACTGTCAAATTCGTTGGGATGGTCGCGGAGAATGGCTCCGACATCACACTACAGGCAACGATCTCGACAAACCGCTACCTCGTGGCCTCGAACGTCTATGATCCTAACATCGTCGCGCTTGACGGGCATATGTTTTCGCAGAACCAGCAGACCCTGAGGTTTACGCCCGAGTTAAGGTACGGAGGGGTAGCGGTGACAGCGGGCGTTACGTTCGAGTGGGGCTTCGTGGCCGCGAACGAATCAGCGGGAGATACCGCGGGCGGGGACATCGCAGACGGTTTCCAGCCGCAAACATTTACGCCCTACAGCGGTACGGGCATCATGCTGCGAGATGAGGACATCCTGGGCAATGGCGCAGTACTCGCCCTTCGCGCCAAGCTGCGTGGAGAATATGTTGGCTATGCTTATCAGCCAATAGTCGACGTGGAAGACCCGTTATCTCTGCAATTATCTGCGAGCCAGCCAACCAGTGCCGTTCAAGTAGGCCCGGGAGTTAGTCTCACCCTGTCCATTGCAGTGATGCAGGGGACTGTGGACGTCACCCCCGACTATCTGAGGTCTACATGGTCGTGGGCCGTCTTGCGTAACCCCGGAGCGAATCAGGAGTTGGTTCAGATACCTGCTCTCGCCCGTACGGGTAAGGGGCTCAAGTCCGTTACGTATGACACGGTAGCACTTTTTGATGGTAGCCCGGAGGGGCCGGACTTAACGGTAACAGTGGAATAATGAATAGGGGCGGTCAAACATTGAACGGGCGCTGGTCACTCGCCCGGGCGGAGACGGTAAAGGGTGTGACGCTGCAGGGCGTTACGACCATCGCGCAAGGGGCGGACGGCTCCCTCCGCCCGCAGGTCGCGACCCTCACGGCGCAGCTGTCAGGGTTCGACGATGTGCCCGTATCCGGGCGGCAAATTTCGTGGTGCTACTACGAGATGACCGTACAGAACGGACAGCTGCAAGTGTCCACCAGCCCCATTTACCTCACTTACAACAATAATAACCTAACCCTGCGCGTACCCGCCTCTGCAGTTGCAAACACAGCTGCGAAGGCGCGCGTCTATAGCGTCGCGGTGTCATGGGGAGGGGGCCGCGTCACGCAGTCCGTCAGTGACCGCGTGACGGTGACGGTAGTAAAAGACGGGCAACCCGGAGCGCCGGGGGCACCGGGTGCTCCGGGAGCGGACGGCAAGTTCCTTGCCCCACCGGTGGAATGGCAACAGTGCGACATTTACGTTATGACGCACGACTGTATCCCTTGCGTTTACAAGGATGTAAGCGGGATGCGTAAGTATTACGCGCTCAAGCAGAGCATGCCGCCCGACATTTGTTCGAACAGTTTCGACCCAGAGTTTCCGAACACGCCCTACTGGCGGCCCGTTTCATCCATTGAATTGGTCGTAATTCAAAAAGCGTGGATTCAGTACCTGAGTGGCTCAGAGGCCTTTTTCGACCTTGTTAAAGCGGTCGGAATCGATACGACCGACAAAGAAGGCAAGAATGGGCTTAGGATAGAGCGGAATATGATATCGTTCGTAGGAGCGAAGCACCCCCAGTTCGTCATGGGTATTGACGCTGACGGCAATACCGTATTTCGCTTCTACGATAAAAATTCGGGCGTCCTCAAGACGCAGTACAACCCCGAGACGGGCTTGATAACGACAGTAAACGCGAACTACTCATGGAAATCCGAATCGGTTCAGCCCTTCAAGGGGGCGGATGGCCTTGAGGCGGGCGGCCGCCCGAACAAGGTGTACTATTACAACACGGACAACCCGACCAACGCGCCCCTTTCAGAGTACACCTATCACGTGCCCGCGGGCGTGTCTGAGAACGTTGTCCTGACCGCTAACCCCAACCCGCGCCACTACAAGGCCCCGGCGGGCTGGTATAAACGGCTACCCGGCATATTCGTGCCGGCGCCCGTCCAAAACGGCGTGGTGATCGGATTTCCGAAGACTATTTACATGACATTCCATGTAAACGCCGCGGGCAAGCAAGACCAGCACGGCCAAATAGTCGTCGAGGGCATACAAGACAGAAACTAAACCATGAAAAAAGGGGGGCAAAAGAAAGCCCCCAGCCGCAAGTAGATGTCTCACCCCCTACTTGCGAAAAGTGCGCCAAACCGCACGGCCGGGGGCTTATGCCTCTGTCCGCGGTTTGGCGCAATCATTTTAGGAGGTGAGACCACAAAAGTAAACAAAAGAATGCAAGAAGAGTACAAGGACGAGTTTCTCGTCAAATCGACAAAAACGCTCGGTACTTTAGTAATCAAGCGCGTCAGTAAAGAGCTGGCAAAAGAGATGATAATCGCAAACCACTATTCGCACAAATGGAATGGAGGTTTTGGGGTGTATTCGTATGGTATTTATCGTGCCGAAGACCTCAATCGATGCCTCGGTGTTGCCGCTTACGGGTACATGAAGAATCCACGCGCCAAAATCTTTGAGCACCCAAATCCAAAGGCCTGGATGATAGAGCTGAATCGCATGTGGATAAGCGACGAACTGGGGCATAACGCGGAGACGGTGCTAATAGGTGCGAGCCTTAAATTGCTCCGCCGCGCAGACCCTAATATCGTCGCTGTGCAGTCGTTCGCAGATGGTCGCCTCGGATGCGGCACAATATACAAAGCGTCTAACTTCGACTACTTCGACTATCATCGCACCATATTCTTGCGAAACAAGCGATCGGGGGAGGTTGTGCACCAACAAATACTGACAGATACAACCGCAAAAACGGGCTATTTGCGCGCCAATATGGCCTATTTGCTGGGGGACTACGACATATTTAGGGTAAAGACTTACCGGTATATCTATGTGTTTGACCGTAGAAATTTCCGATTCAGTCTAAAACAACAAGCCTACCCGCCATACGAGCGGGGGGAAGAGCCATTTGATTGGGGCAGGGATCGCGAAGCAATCAAGGCCAAAATGGCCGAGCTTTTGACCACCATTTGACCACCATTCGATCATTATTTTATCCCGTTTCGTTTTGATTCGAGAAACCATCGAAATATCCCGTTTCGTTTTAATTCCTGTCCCGTTTCGTTTTGCCGATTATATCTACCTCCTAAAAATGTGGCGCGAGAAAATTTTTCTTTTGGTGCGAGAAGTGAAAAAAATACGCGCCGGAACGAAAAAGTTGCGGTTCCACTTTTTCAGAAAACACGTGCCACAGTCGGAGCGTTTCCGGTTCGTGTTTTTATGTTGGCAGGTTATGAGCATGTGCCTGCAAGGGTGATGTGCAATGTCGAAAGTAGGTCGGATCAGATAAAAACAGCTGCCACAAGTACTACACTTCGGTTCGTTTAATAAGTCAGAGACGGGTTCTTTTCTATTGATTTCTAATGGTATAATGGTGACTTTTTCTCTGTGGAGAGGTTCTCGGGCGGAATGGAAATAACCGTGAATTTTTCCGAAAAGAGTCGGTTGCATGGAAAAGTCTGTACCTTTGGAAGAATTATAAACCAAAAATTTTGCACCACATGGCTAACGATAAGACGCAAACCGTGCAGATGCTCAAGCACGATTTGGACTATTTGGAATTGCTCTCGGAGAGTTTCCCGACAGCGACGGAAGCAGCTACGGAGATTATCAATCTCGAAGCTATATTGAATCTGCCTAAAGGAACAGAACACTTCCTGGCGGACATTCACGGCGAATACGAAGCCTTTATCCATGTGCTCAAGAATGCATCCGGTAGTATTCGGAGAAAGGTAGACGAGGTCTTCGGCGGTCAGTTGCGCCAGAATCAGAAGCGAGAGCTGTGTACCCTGATCTATTATCCTCGCGAGAAACTCGAACTCGTGAAGCAAAGTGATGAGCGGATGGAGGACTGGTATATGGTCACGCTGAATCAGCTGATCAAAGTGTGTCAGAAAGCTGCAGAGAAATATACTCGCTCCAAGGTACGTAAGACCCTTCCACCGAAGTACAGCTATATCATTCAGGAGCTACTCCACGAAGATGGTGTCAATCCCAATAAATCGGCTTATATCAGCAGCATCTTTTCCTCTATAATATCCACAGGGTGTGCCGATGACTTTATCATTGCCATTAGTGAGACCATCCAGCGGCTGGTCATCGACCATCTGCACGTGGTAGGGGATGTCTTCGACCGTGGCCCCGGAGCACATATCATCATGGATACCCTTATGAAGTATCATCATTTCGATATACAGTGGGGCAATCATGACATGCTGTGGATGGGAGCTGCTGTGGGCAATGCCTCCTGTATGGCCAATGTGGTGCGTATAGCACTGCGCTATGCCAATTTGGATACATTGGAGAGCGGATACGGTATTAACTTGTTGCCTTTGGCGCGTTTCGCCATGGACACTTATGCGGACGATCCCTGTACCGTATTTAAGCCCAAACTGGCTCAGGCCGACCAGACGTATGATGACAAGAGCGTCTATCTGATCAGTCAGATGCACAAAGCCATATCTATCATTCAGTTCAAGCTGGAGCACCAGATCATAGCCCGTCATCCGGAGTACAAGATGGACAATCGGGATTTGTTCCATCTGGTGAACTTCACCGATGGTACCATCAAGCTGTCGAGTGGCGTATATCCGATGTTGGATATGAATTTCCCGACCGTGGATCCGGCCGATCCGTATGCACTGACAGAGCAAGAGCAGAATATCGTAGATCGTCTGATGGGCTGTTTTATGCGGAGTGAAAAACTGCAAAACCATCTCAAATGCCTCTATCGTCATGGCAGTATGTACCTGACGTATAATATGAATCTGCTCTACCATGCTTCTATCCCTCTGAACAAGGATAAGTCGCTCAAGAAGGTACGGGTAGGGGACAAGACCTATGCCGGACGCGAATTGCTCGACAAGGTGGAAGAGATGATCCGTACCGCATATGTGGCTCCCGAGAAAAGCGATCAGAGACTTGCGGCTGTGGACTACATGTGGTACCTCTGGTGCGGACCGGATTCTCCTCTTTTCGACAAAGCTATGATGACCACTTTCGAGCGTTACTTCATCGAAGATAAGGCTACGCATCATGAGGAAAAGGGTTACTACTACGTCTATCGTCAGGAGAAAGCCGTTTGTGAGATGATCCTCAAAGAGTTTGGGCTTGAAGGTCCTGATACGCATATAATCAACGGGCACGTTCCGGTGAAGGCCAAGAAAGGGGAGCTTCCTATCGGAGCTGAAGGCAAACTGATGTTGATAGATGGCGGATTCAGCAAGGCATATCAGTCAAGTACGGGGATCGCCGGGTATACGCTGATATTTAACTCTCAGGGATTGCATCTTGTGCAGCACGAACCGTTTAGTTCCACACGCAAGGCTATCGAAGAGATGGAGGACATCAAGAGTATCACGGTGGTGCGTGAGGTCACATCCCATCGTATGCTGGTGAAGGATACGGACAATGGCCACTTGCTGAGCAAGCAGGTTGAAAACCTCAAAAAACTCCTTCAGGCGTACAGCTACGGACTGATCAAGGAACGAAAAAAATAG